ATCATATTTGTACTCTTGGGCATCTAAGTAGTCACGTAAAGTGCCATATATAGTCATCATCATTGCTGTTTGATGGTCGAATACTTTTATGTAGGGTTCTCTGTTTTCGCCATTTACTCGGTATACACCAAGATAATATGGACATTTAATTTTTTTAATTAATTCTGATACAAATGCCTCGGGCGCAATAATTTTTCTGCGTTTAGTTTTCTTATCAGATTCTAGTCCTAATGGAAAATTCCAAGAGGATATATTGGCTTCAGTAAACGCTTTAAGTCCTACATCCGATAATCGAAGACCTTGGCCACCCCTACCTGTCAACCACCAATCAAAAACTACATTACCAATTGGAACTGAATGCCACTTACATCTAGGTAGTTCTTTTAGTACTGCTTGTGTAATTTCTTCTTTTGATCTAGGAGACATCATCGGGATATACTGTGCGTCCCGAACTCATAAAGACAACTGTAAATTTATCCGTTTTAAATTGTGCATTTAATTTACGACACAAATTTCTAGCGTGACCTGGATTTGAAAAACTAGTCTTTTTGTATTTAGGAGCCGCATCGTTTGCTAGATAATGAGAGGACTTTAGGTTGATAGGTTGGTCATTATAGAACACTGCCCAAATACCTGCGGCTTCTATAATTTGATCACACTTGTAGGTGTCTTTATCGACAAACTCAAGTATTACTGACGGCTGGGTTCTACTCACTTAAAACCGCCCCCTTTAACCTGTACTGTAATAACTTCTTCATTCTTTTTATCTTCCTTCGATAACTCATGCAAGTCTGCTAACAACTTGCTGATATCGTCACGCAACCCTCGGGCCTCGCCAATTGGCAAGACAATGCTCGTAGTCTGCTTACCTTCTATTGCTGACATTTTATCAATAAACGATTTGATATGTAGCATTATATCTATATATTTATCTGAATTTTTGCTTCTTCTTTGGTTTTATATGGACCTAAATACGGATAACGTTGAATAAAAATATACTTAGGACAGAACATTACTTGGTTTACACCGTTATGTTCTACTACAAACCAACCTGCCGCATGGAAACATTTGCTTTTTCTAGTTTTTGTAAAAACATGTAATCCTCGTTTAACGTCAAAAACTGAATTGTAAGTTCTTGCTGTTGTAGGATATTCAGGATAAGGAACTGCTACTTCTGTTTTAGATTTTTCTTGTGATAAGAATTTGATTTTGGTTTTCTTTTCAATTTCTTTGGTGTTTGTAAATTGATAAAAACTACCTTGCAATTCTACACCAAATCCTGCGTGGTTAGCACAGACGTTTCCTACTTTCTTTTCGCCGTCAGTTAAAATCCAAAACTGACCGTCATTGACGGGTTTAGCATAAAGTTCTACTTCTAATATCATTTGATCTCCTGTAATCATAGTTCTTCCCAATAAAACAATTGAACAAGTCTTCCTGTTTCGTCAGTGTCTCCAAACGTGGGTCCTGGAGCATGAAACATATCAGCCCTGTATACAATTAATCTATTGTATACAAAATAAGATACCAATTCTTTTTGCCATTGATTTGGGTCATCAGACCCAAAATTCAAAATACTTTTGATATCTTGTTTGTCTGTGAGGTACGACTTATTTAACATTGTGTTTTTATAAAAAATCGTGCCTTCAATTTCTTGTGTAGTAGGAGTAAGATAAAGTACTCCTGCCCACTTGTTTTTATCGTTTATTGTTTGCCCGTCTGCATGAATCTTATGTGGAGATTCTTTGTCAGTTGTCTTACTTAAACGAAACTTAGCATGTTCAAGGGATTGCAAGGGTATAACATTTTTCCCTGTAAACTTTGCTATAGTTGATTCTAAATTATATTTAGGCCCGGGCAAACATTTTGCAGTAGTCATTTTTCCTTGCCAAGGAGCATTGCCGTTTGGAAATCCCTCACTTACTTGTTCTGGATGCCAACCTAATGCACCATTAATAACGCGGTTTCTTATTTCATCTGGGTTTTCCCAAAAATCGTCAATAAAGAAAAATGCGTTAGCCATCAACTAAACTGCCTTTGTATGGTGTATTTAGCCATTTGCCGTAACTGTCTGCTTGATCACTAATTCTATTAAGTTCATACTTGCCACAAAAACGCATAAAATGTACACCTACTTGAGGTATGTCATTGTTAGTACGCAGACCTGTTTTAATATGATTATCGACTTGATCCTTGACAGCATCGGGCTGGGCATTAAGATCAATCAATGTGCGATTACGTTCATAGTCATCACGTACTCTATGCTCTACACCGTCATGGTCAACCCAGCGTTGCAACATAATGTTGTTCCAATTAAAACCGCCTTTCTCTTTGTCTTCCCATGCTTCTAGCAAACCTGTTTTGTTTTTTGTTCCCTTCTTGCGTACACCGGGATATGCACTGAATACGTTGTCAGTAGCGTCACCTCGCATACACTTTTCAAACAGCAAATATGCAGGGTCTTCCAACAGTTTGACTTCACCTGTCTTTTTGTCTTTGATAGGACGATCCTTATCGTCAAAGTATCCATCAATAGTAATAAACTGATTAGATACACCATTGTACTGATGTACGTTAGTTGCAAGTAACTGTAAATAGTCAGTGTCAGATGAGCAAATAATATGATCATCCTTAGGATGCAATGAAATGAACCTAGCAATCAAGTCATCTGCTTCTGCTTGAGGATCACACAACACACTACAGTTAGTCTTTTCTTTAAGATACGTAGTAAAAGTTTCATATGTCTCCCAGAACATTTTATTTTCTTCTAGTTCTGCTTCAGTCATTGCTTGTTCGTTGAGTTTACGATTGGCTTTGTAAGGTGTGTAAAAGTCTTTACGCCAACTGCGACCCTCTAAACAAAACACAACGTGATCGATACCAAAACGTCTTACTGCTGAATTGACTGACCCAAACATTAAATGCAAAGCCATACCGATCTTTTCCCACGTGTCACTACTGCGACTGGCAACGTGACGGGCACGGAAAAACGTGTTAGCAGTGTCAATTAGTGCGTATCTCATGTAGACTCCATAATTATTTATCAAATAATATGACACTATTATACGCAAAATATACGTATATAGCAAGCCTTTTGTGAAACTTTGGGTAAATTAATCTATAATTGACGTAGTATCGTCTGGTGGTTGGGGAACAAATTGTTGTACCGGATCAATCGTTGCCGGAGCAACATACCCTTCTGCTTGGGCAACTTCTTTGTTATCAAAGTATTTTAGCATTTCATCTACAAGGAACTTGCGATTCTCTGCTATAGATAAGTCTAGTCTGCGTTCATTAATTAGGGTAGTCTGATGATCTTTCCAAGCATCAAATGCTTTTTGGGACACGGTTTCCATAAGTTCTTTACCCTGAGGACCCGGCAACGGGGGCAATTTCATTGCTGGAAGTTCCTTTTGATATTTTTTGCAAAAAACTGTATCGATCATGTTATTTGTATTTAATAGTCCGTCGTGCATTAACTTACCTCGGTAAACCCATCACCTAAATCTTTTGATTGTACTACTCTCATTTCTGCTCCGGTGATAGGATCTCTATTTTCAGGATCTGCTTGATCCTGTTCATAAACTTCTAGTGCAATATTTCTACACACAGTTTGGAACCAACGCTCAACAATCTCGTTGTCAGTATCGTCGGCTTTCATTTTATAGCCTGCTTTAACTAGATTTAACAAGAACTTATCGTTCCAGTCTAAATCAAAAGAACCGTTACCTACATTACTAGGGTCTACATCAACTCGCATAATTGCAACATAGGGTTCGTTGTTTTTTGTTGCCTGTTCTTTAGGAGTTAACTTTTTCTGTTTTGGTTGTGTTTTAGGCGGTTCCTTCTTTTTGAATATATTCTTTATGCCTTCAAACATTATTTTCCTCTTTTATGTATGTATCATACAATTTGATGCTGGCTAAATTTTTTGCTTTAGACTCGCACATAATGTCGGCCCACTCGTTGTGTGACACAGCCCACTGATTGACAGCATCGTTCCAATAGAAGTCAGAATGGGCACGTAGTTTTTGCTTTTTGTGTCCTGATTCTAACAGCATATTAAGATCAGGAGTGACAGTAGTATCGTGGTCAACAAGATAATCCTCACGTGATACAGAGTAATGCATAGCAGGACGTACACCACGCCAACTGTCTATCACACGTTTGATTCTGTCGTCCTGTGGCTGGATGTATTCGCCTTCCTTGACCCAGTGATGATGTATGTCTAGCACCAGAGCGAGATCGTCCACGAGTTCGAGGCTTGCGTCAAGTCCCCATGACATTTCATCATTTTCGATTGTGATTGTGTTGCGTGCCTCGGGGGTAAGTCTGCCGAGAACGTCTTTGATACCTTGGGGACCATTACGTCCTGAGATGTGTACATTGATTTTGAAGTCCTGAAACTGCTTGCCGTAGCCCATTGCCCGTGCCATATCCACATGATACTCAAACTCCTTAATACTATTATTTACTATATTAGGGTTATCTGATGCAAGAACAGTAAATTGACCCGGGTGAAACGACAAACGTACATCGTTAGCACGTGCAAAGTCACCGATAGGTGCAAATAGGCGCTCCATTTCGTTGCGAACATCGGGTAACTTGTAAAAGTACGCCCAGTCATCGTGTGTGTAACCTGTCATCATGTCACTAGTAAGACGTACCATACGTAGTGCAGGGGGCAGTGTAGCCACTTGTTTAACTAGATTAAATGTGTTAGTAATGTTTTTAGTCATTACTTCCAGCATTTTATCTTCTGCTTTGTCACGGTTATTACGCAACCATGTTAGTGTTGTGCCTCCAGTGTTGAGACCCTCGACAGAGACAATACCTTTCTTAGGGTCGTCTTCAACCCACTTACAAGCAAAGCCTATCCTTTTAATGTTGTTATTGAAAACCATGCATAAATACTCTATATATTGTTGGAACTAACGTAACCATGAATGACATACGAAACATATTAGACATACTAACAGAAAATGCGGTTGAGGTCAAGCCCAATTTACCCATAACTGAAGGTAATCCGGGAGAAACATCAGATTTAGTTAAATCAAATGCTCCCTTCTATGCACATTCAGAACAAACATTAGACAAAATGATTGCTGGATGGGAAGTAGAAACGCTAGATCAATTCTTACGTGATGCGGGTATTCGACCAGATTATGAAGAATACAACAAAGAGGAAGTTCCCGAAGACGAAGAAATTAACGAGTTTTGGACTAACCCTCCCCCAAAACCAAAACAACCTGATTTACCGTTTGGTGGTGAAAAAGAGTGTGATCAATGCTGGGGAGACGGTACAGATTTTGATCAAAATTATGACGTAGTTACTTGTCCCAAATGTGGCGGCTCAGGTAAAACAAAAGTAACTACTAATGAGGGTGAATGGGACTCAAGCAAGCACCCACCTGCTGTACCATACAGAAAAAGTGTTCGAAAAGATTTAGGCGACAGAATTTGGAATGCAAAACCTCCAGTTAAAAAAGATAAAAATAAAGCATCTGACGATGTTGAACGTGAAAGACGTTGGAAAGATACTATCAAAACAGATGTAGACGAAGCAATCAAAGGTGCTCAAACTAAGCCTTTTCCAGAAGATGAATTATCAGCGTATTTGGACAGAATTTTAGCAAAAGATAAAACTAAACTAGACAAATACAAGAAGCCTTATATTCATAGAAGTAATGCAATGGACCTTATTCCCATTGTAGACCAAGAAGGTAACAAGTACGATCTTAAAAAACTTGCTAAAGACATCACTGAAAGACCTAAAAAATTGCTTAAGCAAAACGAAAAGATGCAACACAGTGATGGCACAGTAAACATATTTTATAATGTGGGTCTTCCTGCTCTAACAGGATTGGGTTATGATGAAGAAAAGAAAGAATTCATCATTATTAATACATGCCCGGGAGCAGGCGAATGTAAGACATTTTGCTATGCTATGAAAGGTGGGTATGTTCAATGGAAGGCAACATCACTTTCACAAACAAGAATCTTAAACTTTTTGTACAATGATCCTCAAGGATTCATGGACCAGTTATCTGATGAAATTGATGCTGAAAAACGTAAAGGCGATGCAAAACAAAAGAAACATAAAGTCACTATACGTTGGCACGATGCAGGAGACTTCTTTTCACCTGAATATTTAGACATGGCTTATAAGTTAGCAGCCACTCACCCAACTGTTGATTTCTATGCTTATACTAAAATGGCTGACGTAGCAGGCGCCACACAAAATCGTCCACCTAACTTTTTAATTAACTTCTCAATGGGTGCTAGGAGAGCAGAGCAAAAAAGAGTTGATTTTGGTACACAAAAACACTCTATTGTTGTTCCAAGAGAATTGTTCACCGATCTAATTCAAAAAGACGGGAACAAACTTATTAAAGATGAAAAGGGTAAAATTCAGTGGAATAATGAGCAAGACTGGGAAACATTTAAACAACGTCTAGCCGCAAAATATTCTATCCAACCTGATTCAATTATCAGTTATGAAGAAATGATGGAGAAGCCTTTAGGCGGCGCCCACGCAGACGGTGATAGAAACTTTAAACGTGATCTTTGGAACGTTGTAGTTGCACCCGGTGACGGAGACGATTCT